ATTGAGGCTCGCATGAATGATGCGACCAACGTGATGATGGATGCGATGGCGACGGCCCTCTACACCAACACCACCAACACCCAGCAGTTCACCGGCCTCCCGGCTGCGGTGGATGACGGTACGGGTACTGCCACCTACGGCAATATCACCCGTTCTTCAACTGTGAACCCCTGGTGGCGTTCGAAGGTTTACGCGGCTGGCTCGGTCAACCCGACCCGTCAGAACGTCCTTCAGTACATCTCCGGCACCGTCAAGTACGGCGCGGAAGTGCCTACTTTTGGCGTTTGCGGTTTCGGCACCTGGACCCTGCTTGCGCAGGACTATGTTGGTCAGGAACAGTATGTCATCACCCCCGGTTCGGGCTTTGATGGCGACTCGAATGGCCCGCAGGCCGGTTTCCGCGCCCTTATGGTCGCTGGCGTTCCGATCTATCCCGACCCGTACTGCCCCGAGGGTACGCTGTACCTTCTCAACACCAACTACCTCTCGCTTTACATCCATGAGCAGGGCCAGTTTGTGTTTACGGGCTTCGAAAGCACTCTGCCCAATTGGCAGATTGGCTACGTCGGCGCGGTCATCAACATTGCAGAGCTTGTTAACACGAAGCCTAAGTCGATGACTAAGGTGACGGGTTACAACTCTCTTAGCCTCTGAGGAGAATGACCGATGGCACTTGCTCTCAATAAAATCGTTCTCGCGAACGCAGTCGCCAATACGGCGGGTGCATACTTTGAGCCGGTCGTTGTTTCCAACGTCGGCGCGGGTAACGCGACTGCAATGATCAGCTCGCAGTACATTCCGGCTGGCGTGTACGTCTATCCTTCGACGGCCAACGTGGTCATTGAGTTCAACTACTACACTGGTAGTGCGAACGCTTGGACCACGCTTGTTGCGGCGAACACGGTTGCTCCGGTTCTGGTTTCGGATGGCTATAGCGTTCGCGCTAACGCTTCTACCGGCACTCAGACGGTCACGCTGTTCACTGTCAACGGCGGTCAGGCTGCCACGGGCACCTTCAACGCAACTTGAGGTGACACATGGCTAATCCTGATGCAGTAGGCCAAAATACCCAAGACAGCTTTGGCAATTTTCGAATTGCCCAGGCTCGAAACGTTGCTCTGTCGGCTACCGCTAACGCTGTAGGCATTATGCCTATCCTTAACGGCGGCATGGGCGGTTCGGGTGGCTACATCCTTCGTCGTATTGTGGTGTCTAACCTTTACAATACGGCTGGCGGGTCTGTTCCCAGCGCGGCAACTGCAAACGTGACTGTTGGCACCTCTAACGATGGTGCTAACCTGGTGACGGGTACAGTGACGTTGACCAACCTGACAAATGGCACCAGCTTCGTTGATCTGACGCTGAATGCTAATACTGCGGCTATTGTTTTCAACGCCAATGCGCTCTTCGTGAACGTGACGGCGAATGTGGCAAATACCGCTTGTCAAGTGTCTGTGTACGGCGACGTTGTGAGCTTCTGATGAACAATGTGTGGGTCGTAAACAAGACTGATAAAGAGTTGGCAAGCCAATGGAATGGGAAAAGTTACAACTTCCCTCCATCCAAACCAGTGGAGACCCCACTGGAAGCCGCTCAGAACATTCTTGGTCACGGCCTAGACAACAAGTTTGAGTTTGTAGTTCGGCTTGGCTGGACCAAAGACTCAAATGATTTGCCGCAGGCTTATGAGCGACTTTCGAAGTTCGAAATCACTGAGCACCGGCCAAAGGACTATCGCGCAACGTCCCCAGCGGTAGACCAATTCCCCGTTCCAGTTCTTGACAAACTGGAGCGGGGAAAAGGGACGCAGGCAGCCGCATGATGTGGGGCGTAAATGACGACGCTACAAAGCTACATCACAACAACCCGCCGGTTGCTGCACGACGCTAATGCAAATTTTTGGTCTGACCAAGAACTGACGGATTACATCAACGATGCCCGCAACAGGCTCGTTCGTGATACCGGCGTTAACCGCCTCATTCAAAATAGCACCGTAGTGCAGGGCCAGGAAGTTTATACTTTCTCGTCTTTGCCGCAGGGGTCACTCACGCTCGACATCGTGAACTTCAATTTGTATTGGGGAAACTCACGCGTGCCGCTGCGCTATCAACCGTGGACCCAATTCAACAGCCAATTGCGCTATTGGCAGAATTATATTGGTCGCCCCATCTGCTATTCGATCTATGGCAGCCAGAGCTTCTATGTTGGGCCTGTCCCAGATCAAACATATCAAATTGAGCTGGACACCATTGTTCAGCCAACCGATTTGGTCAATCTGAACGACGTGGAAACCATCCCGCTTCCGTACACACAGCCTGTGGCCTATTACGCGGCTGGCACAGCTAAGTACAAAGAGCAGAGTTATGGCGAAGCGGAAATCTTCAAGCAAGAATATTTGAAGAAAGTTCAGAACGCCTTGGCAACTTCATTCCAGCGCCGGATACCTGACGTTTACAATCAGGTGTACTAAAATGGCAGCATCACCTGAACAAAAAAAGAACTATCAAGTTACCAAGGCCTTCAAAGGCATGAACACGCGTCCAAACAGGACTGCGTTGGACAATGAAGAATTTGCTTGGCTTGAAAATGTTCAACCCATTGGGTTTGGCAATCTCAAAGTTGTTGGCACATCATCTGCTGTCCAAGCCAGCGGGTCTGCTCTTGCATGGGCTAATACCGTTTCTTCGATCTATAGCTGCAACATCAAGAATGTTGATTACGTTGTAGCTTTTGAAGCCAACGGTGGCGCTGAGTATCTCAATCTCAAGACCAACACAAAAGGAACGTTGGCGTCTGCTGGCGCTTTTAGCGCGTCTGGCGTTCGCATGAAGCAATGGAAAAATGATCGTGCCATCATATCGGACCCCAGCAAAGGATATTTTACTTGGGACGCAATAGATTTGATTTTTATTGGGTCTGTTGGGTCTGTGGGCATTACCAACACCGGATCGAGTTATACAACGCCTCCAACGGTAACTGTCAGTGCTCCTAATCAATCAAATGGCGTTCAAGCAACCGTTGTAGCGTCTATCTCTAATGCAGCCAGCACAATTACAAACATCAGCATCACCAGCGGTGGTACGGGATATACGCAATTCCCAACCGTTACCATTGCAGCTCCTACAAGCCCATACGGAGTGCAAGCGCAAGCTGTTGTGACCAGTATCACTTCTGGCGCTGTTACATCTATTCAGATCACTAATCCTGGATATGGATACACAACCGCGCCCGCTATCACATTCTCAAGTGGTGCAGCAGCGGCTACGGCTGTTGTAGGTTCTGGTCTTGTAACAAGTTTGACCGTGACCAATGCTGGGTCTGGGTATACAAGCGCTCCAACGTTGACGTTTACTGGCGGCGGTGGATCTGGGGCAGCGGCAGTTGCCGGGCCTTTGACGTTTGCGGTTGGGACAATCGGCGTCATTGTAAATACCAGCGGCACCGGATACGCGTCCGCTCCGACCGTTATCCTTACGGGAGGCGGATACACCAGAATTGCAGTGGCAACAGCAATTGTGTTTGGCGGTATCGTGACAAGTATCATTGTCACTGACCCTGGTGCTGGATACACGTCTGCGCCTGCTGTGAGCTTCAGTGGCGGGTCTCCAACAACGGCAGCTACAGCAACAGCTCTCCTTACTAGCGACACGCTCTCTGACGTTTCCAGCTTTCAAGGACGCATATGGTTGTCCCAAGGAAGAACGGTTTTTTACAGCGCTGCTGGGTCGTACAATGATTTTGTAAGCGTATCGGCAGGAAACATTCAGATTGCCGATGACACGTTGCACAGCAACATTTCGGCTTTGATTTCTGCCAATAACTTTCTGTACGTTTTTGGTGACGACAGCATCAACGTGTTTTCTGATGTGCGTGTTTCGTCAACTGGCAATACGCTATTTACCAACACAAACGTGTCGGCATCTACAGGATCGGTCTACTACGACGGGATATTCCCGTATTTTCGTTCTTTGTTGTTCATCAATGATTACGGAATTTTTGCTTTGATCGGTGCAACGGTCAGCAAGATTTCGGATGCTCTTGATGGCATCTTCCCGCTGCTTGATTTTACGAAACCAATATCGGGCGGGCAGGTTCTTGTTAACAATATCCTGTGCGCAGCATTCAATGTTTACTACAACGACCCTGTTCAAGGAACGCGCCCCATTCAATTTGTATTCTTTGACAAGAAATGGTTTGTTACCAGCCAAGGTACGTTGACACACG